GACCACTGCTTCAGCGTTGCTAAATATGTTAAGAAAACTCAAGCCAGCTAATAAAGCAAAGGCTGAGAAAATGTTGGAGAAGTCGCCTGAGGGTATGTTCCAACTATTAGACGTTGCGTTTGGAGGCAAGTAATGAAAGTATTAGGAAGTGCTGTACCATTAAGTGCCAGTGCCAATAAACTGAGCGATGCTGTTAATGTGCATGTTACTAACACTAACGCTAATCCACAAGAAGTTAGTTTATTTGCAGGCGCTACTGGTGCGACTGGTGGAAGCGCAGTCGGTAGTGTTTATGTTGCTGGTAAAGGTAGTGTAGAGATTTCATTAGGGTTGAATCAAGGCATTAGAGGTGCTACTGACATCTACGCCAGCCCGATAGCGAAATCAGGAATTTAAAGTTAGGATTATATTATGGGCGTGCCGTTGACTATTACTGGAAATACTGTAATTATATCTCCAGAAAATGCAAATAATGTTTATGAATCTAGGTTGGTGAAGTTTGAAGGCAATAGGGTTGCTGATGATGTTAAAGTAACAGTTAATTCGTCAGGTGGGGTTTTGCATTCATTCACTGTAGAAAAAGATGAAGAAATGATACTCACTAGGTCGCCAAGAGATTGCGCTACCACTTGGTTTACTACAGAATCGGAAGTATCCGCAACACCTGTAGATGATCACGAATATGACGAAAGTCCGACATAATAAAAGTAAAAAAAGGAAACTAAGATGAAACTAATCTGCGAAGTAAATGAAGATATTAATTATCTGACTGAAGCGAAAGACGAAAAGGGCGGTAAGTCCTATTTCATCGAGGGCGTTTTCCTGCAAGGCGATATCAAGAATAGAAATGGTCGAGTATATCCCGCAGAAGTTCTTGATAAAGAAATCGCTAGATATAATAAAGAATATGTAGAAAAGAACCGTGCGTATGGTGAGTTAGGTCACCCGCAAGGTCCAACTATCAATTTAGAGCGTGTATCTCATATGATTACAGGTTTAGAGCGTGATGGCTCAAACTTTATGGGACGTGCTAAGATTATGACTGAAACTCCATACGGTGCGATTGTTAAGTCGTTAATGGATGAGGGTGCTCAATTAGGCGTATCTTCACGTGGTATGGGTACAGTTAAACCGAATGGGAAAGGCGTAGCAGAAGTGCAAAACGACTTTTACCTTGCGACTGCAGCTGACATCGTAGCAGACCCATCTGCTCCAGATGCATTTGTTCAAGGTATCATGGAAGGCAAAGAGTGGGTATGGGAAAATGGAATTATCCGTGAAGCTACCATAGCCGATTATCAGAATAAAATCAAAACATCCTCTAGGAAAGAGCTTGAGGAAGCTAAGATTAGAGTGTTTGAAGATTTTATTTCTAAATTATAATTTTTATAAATACACGTGTTAACCAATTAATTTGTACAGGAGATATCCGATGTCTGATCAAGACTTAAAAGAGCTAGACGAAACTATTGCTGAAGAGCAAGAAATCGTTGAAGCTTCAGCGGAGAAAGAAGTTGATGGTGAAGCTGCAGCTGATGAAGTTGCTTCTACTGTCAAGAAATCCGCACCGAAACAAGCACCTGTACCCAAGACTAAGTCTGGCATGATCAACGCTATGCTCGACGCTGTTAAGGGTAAGAAGAAAGACGAACTTGCTGCTTCATATGAGTCAATTATGGCTGCTATGAAAGTTGAAGGGTTCGAGCCTGCTGAAGAAGTTGCTGAAGAAACTCAGTCAATTAAGGAAATTCGTCAGATCTCTTCTGAAGATGTTTCTGTTGCTGAAGATGTTCAAGCAATGTTTAGCGGTGAAGAACTTTCTGAAGAGTTCACTTCTAAAGCCACTACTATTTTTGAAGCTGCTGTAGTTTCAAAAGTAAACGAAATCCTAGAAACAGTTACTGTTGATTTTGAAAGCGACCTTGAAGCTGAGAAAGTTCAAATCGCTGGGAAACTTTCTGAGCAAGTAGACTCTTATCTTGAGTATGTTGCTGAAGAGTGGATGAAAGAAAACGAATTAGCTGTTGAGCAAGGTATCCGTTCTGAGATTGTTGAGAACTTCATGACTGGACTACGTGGTCTGTTTGAAGAAAACTACATTGACATCCCAGAAGAGAAAGTTGACTTGGTAGACGAGTTGGCTTCTAAGGTGACCGAGCTTGAATCTTCAATCAATGAAGAAATGGAAAGAAACATCGAGCTTCGTAAGGAGTTGGTAGAGTCTAAGCAATCTGCTATTCTATCTGCTGCTTGTGAAGGTATTACTGAGTCTCAAGCTGCTAAGTTGCAGTCATTAGCTGAGGGCGTTGAGTTTGAAGACACTGATTCTTATACTGCTAAACTTGAAACTCTAAAGGAAAGCTACTTCCCAAAGGAAGAAGTTGTTTCTGAAGAAGTAGTGATCGATGAAGATGAACCTCTTGAGTTAACTGAAGAGGCTACTGCTGCTGATCCCAGCATGAATGCATACTTGAATGCCATTTCGAAAAGCATTAAAAAGTAACATATTATAAATAAACTGTAATAATAAAAAGGTCTTATTTAAGGAGAACCTAAAATGTATCAAACTGACGAACTTCAAAAGAAGTGGCAACCTGTATTGGAGCACGCTGATCTCCCTGAGATTAAAGATGCTCATAAGCGTTCAACAGTAGCCACGTTGTTAGAAAACCAAGAACGTAGTGCAGCTGAGCAAGCATCACAAAGCGGTGGCGCTTTCCGTCCATCACTTTTGGGCGAGGCTGCTCCTGCAAACTCAATGGGCGCTTCAAGCTCTACTGCTAGTGCTGGTAACGTCGATACTTTCGACCCAGTACTAATTAGCTTAGTGCGTCGCTCTATGCCAAACCTAATCGCTTATGATGTAGTTGGCGTTCAGCCAATGACTGGTCCAACTGGTCTTATCTTCGCGATGAAATCACGTTACACTAACCAAACTAGCGACGAAGCTCTATTCGCTGAAGCTGATACTAGCTTCTCTGGTCAATCTGCTGGTGTTGGTGTTCAAGGTCAAGTAGTTGGCGCTGCTGGTGCTCAAGGTGGCGAACAAGGCACTACTGGATATGTTGGCGACGCTGGTTATACTGCTGGTGTTGGTATGTCGACTGCTAACTCTGAAGCACTTGGTGATGCTTCTAATGCTCAGTTCCAAGAAATGGCATTCTCGATTGATAAAGTTGCTGTAACTGCTGTAAGCCGTGCGCTGAAAGCTGAGTACACTATGGAACTTGCTCAAGACTTGAAAGCTGTTCACGGTCTAGACGCTGAGCAAGAACTAAGCAATATCTTGTCTTCAGAAATCCTTTCTGAAATCAACCGTGAAGTTATCCGTACTATCAACACTACTGCTTCTGCTGGTGCTCAAGGCGACGTTACCACTAATGGTACTTTTGACCTTGACACTGACTCAAACGGTCGTTGGTCGGTTGAGAAGTTCAAAGGCTTGATCTTCCAAATCGAACGTGATGCTAACGCAATTGCTAAAGCCACTCGTCGTGGTAAAGGTAACGTAATGATCACTTCTTCTGATGTTGCTTCTGCTCTTCAGATGGCTGGTGTTCTTGATTACACTCCTGCTCTTAGCAATAACCTTCAGGTAGATGACACTGGTAACACTTTTGCTGGTGTATTGAACGGTCGCATTAAAGTGTACATCGATCCTTACACTACTGGCAACTACTACACTCTTGGCTACAAAGGTACTTCTGCTTTTGATGCTGGCTTGTTCTACTGCCCATATGTACCTCTACAAATGGTACGTGCTGTTGGTGAGAATACTTTCCAGCCAAAAATCGGCTTTAAGACTCGCTACGGTATGGTTGCTAACCCATTCGCTACTTCTGCTGGCGCTGGTGCGGTTGCTACTGGTGCTACTCATAAGAACACTTACTATCGTACAGTTAAAGTATCGAACCTTATGTAAGCATAAAAACAAGATCTGTTTTAACAGACGTTTTAGAGAGGCTCCTAGTGAGCCTCTTTTTTTTTGCTTATAAATATATGAGAAACTAATAGGAATTTAATATGGCGACACAACCTAGTAACAAAAGTTTTCTATCCCCGATTGGGTTTAGGTTTGCTTGTAAGCGTTTACCGCATGTAAACTATTTCTGTACAGCAGCAATTATACCTGATATAACATTGGGAGAAACATCTTCGGTGGATAACCCATTCATCAAGTTACCTGTCCCTGGAGATAAATTGACGTTTGGTCGTTTAGATTTGACGTTTCGTGTTGATGAAGATATGAAAAACTTTCAGGAAATTTATAACTGGCTAGTTGCTCTAGGCTATCCTGACAACTTCCAGCAGCGTGGTGCTGTCGGAAGAACTCAAGTTTCAACTGGTGATGTATATTCTGACGGTTCTCTTATGGTCATGACTGGTAATATGACGCCAAATATTGAGATATCCTTTTTAGATTTATATCCAGCAAGCCTTTCGTCATTAGAGTTTGATATTGAAAATACTGACATCGAATATCTAAAAGCAACTGTGTCATTTGCATATAGGAAGTATGATATAAAGACATTGTAATTATTATATTATTGGAGATTTGAATTGAATATTGAAAGTATAGTCAAAGAGTGGGACAAAGACTGTAAAATTGATGAAACAGAACTTGGTCGAGAAAGCACTAAGATCCCTGTAGTCCACAATAAATACATCAAAATCTTTATGGGCGAGCGTGTTACCTTGTTCAAACTCAGAGCAGAATCTAAAAAGGTTCGCAAAACTTTAATGGAATATTATCTCGGCGAACTTGATGATGATGAGTTGAAAGAGCTTGGTCGCGATCAGTTCTATAAGAAATTATTAAAGAATGAAGTCGAAGCCTATATAGAGGCAGATGATTTGATGATTGAGACTAATTTGAGGCTTGGGATGCAGGAAGAAAAGATATCGTATCTCGAGGCGGTTATTAAGAATATCAATAATCGTGGTTTCCAAATTAAGTCAGCAGTTGATTGGGCTAAGTTTACTACAGGATAAAGATGGAAGAAATCCATATCCACAAAAAAGATGAAGTTTATCTCAAGGTAGAATGCGACCGTGGGATAGCAATGGAACTATCAGGCTATTTTGAGTTTGAAGTCCCAGGAGCATCGTTTATGCCATCCGTCCGAAATAAAATGTGGGATGGTAAGATACGTTTATTCAACGTCAATACGATGCAGATCTACGTTGGTCTGATACAAAAGATTAAAAAGTTTGCTGAGGAACGTGACTACAAGGTAGTTGTTCATGACGACTTAGAACAGACAATAGACATTCCATTAAACGGACTAAATAAGTTTCTGAGTGATGGTAAGTTTAAACCACGTGACTATCAACTTCGAGCGGTTGCTCACGCTGTTCGCAATCACAGAGCGTTGATCCTGTCACCTACCGCTTCGGGTAAGTCGTTTATTATCTACTGCCTTTTGCGGTACTATCTAAGGAAGGAATGTAAGAAGGCGCTCATTATCGTACCGACTACTTCTTTGGTGAGCCAATTAAACTCAGACTTCATAGACTATTCAGAATCACTACAGTTCTATTATACCTACCTTGTTACTGCAGGTCAAGAAAAAAATAACGATAAAGCGAAAATAATTATCAGTACTTGGCAATCGATCTATAAACAGCCTAAAAAGTATTTTGATCAGTTCGATATTATCATTGGCGACGAGGCTCATCTATTTAAAGCCAACTCACTTACTAAGATTATGGAGAAGATGACTGATTGCAAGTATCGGTTTGGGTTTACAGGTACGCTTGATGAGTCTGTTACAAACAAGCTAGTCTTAGAGGGTTTGTTTGGTCCAGTGATGAGGGTTATTACTACTAAAGAGCTGATAGATAACAAGACACTTGCTGAGTTTAGGATTAAGTGTTTGGTTCTCAAGTATTGTGATGAGACGAAGAAGTTGAATTCTAAGTCAACGTATCAGGCTGAAATGGATTTCCTAGTCTCGCACGAAAAGCGGAACGCTTTTATAAAGAACTTGACTTTAACACGAAAAGGTAATACACTAGTATTATTCCAATATGTTAAAAAGCACGGTGAGCCTCTGTACGAACAGATAATGAAAGAGGCTGAAAAGGGAAGAAAGGTATTCTTTGTATACGGTGGCGTCGATGCCGATACAAGGGAAGAAGTTAGAGCAATAACGGAGAAAGAAAATGACGCAATTATCATCGCATCTTATGGCACTTTTTCAACTGGGATTAACATTAGAAACTTACATAATGTTATCTTTGCCAGCCCTAGTAAGTCTAGAATCCGTAATCTCCAATCTATAGGTCGGGGTCTACGGAAAGGTGACAATAAAGAAACTGCTACCTTGTATGATATATCAGATGACCTTTGTTGGAAGTCATGGAAGAATCATACGCTAAAACATTTTGCCGTTCGAGTCAAAATGTATAATGAAGAAAATTTTGAGTATAAGATATACAATATAGGAATTGAAGATGGAAATAAACTTACAAGTTAAGTTGGATACGGATAATCATTCAGATATCCAAACTATTGAAGAGTTAATGGAACTACTCAAACAAATAGCTGATAAGGTCAACGATGAAAATTAGTATGATCAAACTTACCAGCGGTGAGACGATACTTGCTGAAATAGTCAGTCAAAATGATTATAATATTGAAATAAACAACCCAATAGCGGTTATGATTAAAATGCGCCATGCCCCAGTCTTAATGTCTCATGTGTGGATGCCATTTGATGATTTTGATAATTATTATGATATACGTCATGAACACGTTATTACACAAAAAGGGGTTGACGAGGACATGGTAATATATTATAATAACTGTATAGATACCATACATGATAATATGACGTCATCAGAGACATTTTTATTAGATGGTTCAGAAGAAAAAACTGAAGACAAGCGGTTGGAAGAAATAATTGAAAAATTGGAGGCACAATATCACTACAGTGCCAATACTGTGATACACTAAGGTGGATATATGGCAAGAGTAAGTAGAGAAGAAAGACGCAAAAGACCTTATTATGTTGATAATAAGAAGTTTTTTGAGGCGATGGTTGAGTTTAAAAAGTCTGTTTCTGAAGCCGAAGGCTCTGGTGATAAAAGACCTATGGTACCAGATTACATTGCTGAATGTATTATGAAGATCGCAACACACTTATCCTACAAGCCAAACTTCATCAACTACACATTCCGTGACGAGATGATCTGTGATGGCATAGAAAACAGTTTACAATATATTGATAACTTCAACCCAGAAAAATCTAAGAATCCTTTTGCTTATTTTACTCAAATTATTTACTACGCATTTCTGCGTAGGATACAGAAAGAAAAGAAGCATCTATATGTTAAGATGAAGTATTCGGAACATACTAATGTTCTTGGCGATACTGCTGACACTCAAGACCATGATAATGGTAAGAACTTTAATGATGATGTAAAGTATAGTGAGTGGACTGAAGAATATATGAAAGGGTTTGTTCAGGACTTTGAAGAAAACAAGAGACGTAAGGTTAAAAAGCGTAGAACCATTGAGGAGTAGATTATGAGAGTCGGGTTTACCTGCTCAACCTTTGACCTGCTTCACGCAGGTCATGTTCAGATGTTGAGAGACGCTAAAGAGCAATGTGATTACTTAATTTGCGCATTACAACTTGATCCTAGCGTTGATCGCAAGGAAAAGAATGCGCCAATCCAAACTGTAGTCGAAAGATATACTCAACTCAAAGCGGTTGGTTATGTTGATGAGATTATACCATATCAAACTGAATGCGACCTGATGGATATACTGTCATTATATCATATTGATGTTCGTATTTTGGGTGAGGAATATCGCGATAAAGAATTTACTGGTAAGGATATATGCCGTAAGCGTGATATAGAATTATACTTTAACAAACGTGATCATAGATTTAGTTCTAGCGATTTAAGAAATCGTGTATGCGAGGTTAAATAATGGCAAAGATTGCTCTGGTAACTGATACACACTTTGGTGTTCGTAATGATAGTATGAAGTTCTTGGATTATTTTGAGAAGTTCTACAGCAAGCACTTTTTCCCTGAAATTGAAAAGCGTGGGATAAACAAGATTATACATCTGGGGGATATTGTAGACCGCAGGAAATATATCAACTATGTCACCTTGCGTCGAATGAAAGAAATGTTCTTTGAGCCTTGTAAGAGTTTGGATATTGATCTTCACGTGATAGTTGGTAACCATGATGTTCCTTACAAAAATACCAACGATGTTAACTCTATGAATGAGTTGTTTGAAGACAGCTCGTATTATGTTAATTATTATTCTGAACCGACTGATTTGAATATTGACGGTCATGATATCATGATCATGCCTTGGATTAATAATGAAAATTATGCTCAAGCTATTAAGGCGATGGAAGATACGCCTGCTCAGGTTCTTTTTGGTCACCTAGAAGTTGCTGGATGTTTAATGGATCGTGGTAACGTGAATGAGCACGGTATGAAGATTAGCGATTTCTCGAAGTTTGACCTTGTTTGTTCAGGTCACTTCCATCATAAATCTACAACTAGCAATATTGAATATCTTGGCTGCCCATACGAACTGACGTGGGCTGACTATGGCGATCCGAAAGGGTTCCACATCTATGATACAGAAACACGGGAACTTGAGTTTATCCGTAATCCGTACTCGATGTTCCATAAAATATTTTACAATGAAACTGATAAAACTATGGAAGAAGTTCTTGATGTAGACTTCGATGGTTTCACCGATACATACATAAAAGTAGTACGGCAGAACTGTAATAATCCATATTGGTTTGATATGTTTATTGACAAGCTGTATAAAGCTAATCCTAATCATATACAGATTGTTGATGACCATATGAATTTGAATCTTGAAGAAGATGATGACATAGTAAATGAAGCGGAAGATACTTTGACCATCCTGTCTAAGTATATCAACACCTTGCCAGATCAAGTGCCTAAAAAGAAACTTGACAATCTGGTTCGTTCGTTATATAATGAAGCATTGACCATAGAATGAGGGTACTCAAATCGTTAAGTTCACGGAAGTTTCGTGGAAGAATTTTCTATCCACGGGAAACGTCAAAACAGTTATACAACTTGATAGATCGCCCAGTACAGTAATCACTGGAGAAAATGGCGCAGGTAAGTCAACGATCCTTGATGCGCTATGCTTGGGTTTGTTTGGCAAGCCGTTTCGTAACATCAAGAAACAGCAGTTGATCAACTCAATCAATAACAAGGGTCT